GCTCTATTCTTTTAACTCCTGCTTTCATTAGTAAATATTGAAGCTGAAAAGGATTTAAGTCCCTGCCTATTTTTTCTTTTTGCCATCTTATATACTCTTCTAACGCGGCATTGACATTGCTTTGAATTGTAGCAATATTGTTCTTGTCGCTGCTGTTTATGTAGTACGTGCCGTTAATATCATAGTTCACAATAGCGGGGGCGATTACCTCAATTTTTTCCGTTAGAGGCTTAATGTTTCCATCCTCTAAATATTCTTTAACTCCTTGCAAAAATTCTTCTTCCGGTATTTCTCCGTCTTTTTTCAATAAAATAATTTGAACCGTATCATCTTCCGGGGTAATTACCTTTACATCTGTTATTAAAGTGCTAAATTGCATTGTCCAAAAAACATAAGCATCCTCTGGTCCCGCTGTGGAATATCCGCTTGGCGCAAGGAAGATTCTTTGTCTGAATTCATCATCGGTTTGAACGTCTTCTCCTCCGCTTGATTCGTTTATATTTGTTACCATTTCAACATATGGAATCGGTTCAACAATTTCATTGATCTGTCCTATGGCGTATCCATTTCCTACGGTTCCGGTCAACTGGCATATTATATTAACCGTTACATCTTGACTTCCGCTTGGTATTTCTGCATATTCCGTCGTTTCAAAATATACCCCGTCGCCGGCGGTTATTAACGTTCCCTTTGGTATTGCTATGGTGCTGCTTTGTAATTGGTTTAAAGAAAACTTGACAATGCTTTTGGCAGGCTTTGGCTCATTTATTTCAACTCCTCTATTGGCTCCTAAGTTTATTAAATAATCGCCGGTTGCATACTTTAATAGATTCATTTTGCCGGTCTTTTCTATGTGCTGATAAGCCTGATAGATCTTCAAAGCCGCTGCATTAATAAGGATTCTGTTTTTGTCCATTTCTCCTAAAAACTCATAATTTCCGGTCAGTTCATAATATTTCTCTTGATAGTCGTCTAACATTTCCTCTAGCACAGTATCTATTGTTATATTGTCAATAAAGCTTACATCAGGAAGATTGTTTAATTTATCTTTGTCATTCGTCACGTCTTACCACCACCTTTGCAGTTATTTTTCCGTCTTCGTCGGAATAAAAAGAAATGTCTTCAATTTCTAAGCCTGTATAAAGCCTTGTCTTTTTTATTATTTCAACCGCAAACATATTTTTTGCCGTTTCAAACGGCATGCTTATAAAAGACATGTCCAAGCCTTTTTTTCTTTCTAGGGGTATTGAACCAACCGGAGTTTTATAAAGGGTTCTTAAGTCGTTTAAATCCGTTTCGCTTATGTCATTAACCGATTCAATTTCAACTTCGTACATATTTCCTCCTATTTATTTTTTCCAGGGTTAATCCACGATCCAGGAGAACCTTTAACCTTTGTTACATTTATCATCCCACTTGAAATGTTAAATATGTAATAAGTGCCTGGGTAAACTTTTCCCGTCCTATTTGTTGCTTGTTGGTTTTTAGCTTCCAATGCTGTATAGTATCCGGTTAATTGTGTTATAACCTTGTAAGAACCTCCTTTTTTCAAGCTTGATACAGATACTTTATTACTGGTCGTTGCGTTTGTTTTATTAGTAGTGGTGTTTTTTTTCTTCGCTTCCGTTATTGTAACGTATTCAGACAAGGAGATGCTTAGTGTTGCTGTAGTAAGTTCGCCTTTGTTTAAAAGCGTTTTCCAGTCCTCCGAAATACTCTCTATTTTCCAATCGTATTTTCCAACCTGTTTTCCTCCGATAACAAGTACGTCATGTTTTCCGCTTTCTAATGCCTTTCCCCATTTTTCTATTTCTTTTCTTGGGTTCACTCCGAGGCTTGCATCAAGGTATATTTCAAAACTTATTGTATCTAATTCTAAACCGGCAAACTCCGAAGTAGGTTTATTGTTGTATCTGTTATGTTCTTTCCATGATGCTTTTCTTGTACGCTTGAAGTTATAGAATCCGTACAGCTTCTTTTTGCTAACCTGAAAGACTAAATTACCAAAGTTTCCAATACTCATGTTTCACCTTCTTGCTGTTTAACGTTTCCTATTATGTTAATGTTTTCAGCTTTTACGGTAAGTGTTTTTGTGGCTTTGTTGTATTCCACAAAACTATCTATGTCGTAATCTTTGCGAACAATGTTTTCGTTACCGTTTTTAGGCATATTGTTTGCATTAAATGGTTTTCCAATAACGAATCCTTGGGTACTGTCCTCTGGAAGAAAGACAACAATCACCATGTCTCCCTTTAGTGGTGGGTTGTATTCAAAACTCATTAACGGCAGATCAAATGAAATAGAATTATCCCTGTCCGGCTGTATTATTTTAACTGTTCCTTCTTGGTAATTAACACTTGTCACGGTGCCAATTCTAATTAAGTCATTCATTTTTACTCTCACTTTCTAAGAATTAACTTTGTGCATCTGTAAGCTTGCTGTATATCCGTCCAAAAGAGTATGTGTTACTTTATCAATGTAGTATTTTCCGTTAAATTTTCCAAAACCAGTAATATCATAACAAGTTCCGGCCATGTACTTAATGTCACCTTTTAAGTTAAGCGTTATCGTCCTGGCTTGTTTATTGCATTTTCTCAATTTTGCCTTTGCTTTCAATTCTGCATCTGCCAAGCTGTCAGCTTTTTCTTTCATGCTAAGTATTCTATTACCTGATTTCTCCATGTATTTATATATGAATGTCTTATTTGTTCTTGGTTTAGTATATCTGATTATTACTCCGTGATAAGTTCCAACAAGTGTTCCGTTTAACGTGTAGGTGTCACAATCGTTTTTGTCTATTTTTCCTATTGATTTTCTTTTTTCATATTCTGTTTCGCTAAATATGATTATCTTTGAATTGTAGAGCTTCATTGATAAATTGTAACTTTCGCAAACCCCAAATAAGAATGAAATATCAGTTTCACCTGATTGCTCTAATTTATCAATTTTATAGGACGGAGCATCATACACTAGTTCAACACCTGCGCTTTTAGCAATGCTAGAAGCTAATGTTTTTACAGTTGTTTTATTCCATGTTTTATTTTTAGTTGTGGATGCAAATCCGGTGTTGATAGGTGAGGCAATTCCTTTTAGGTTGTAGGTATCGGGAGGCCCTTTAAAATCAAAGTCATCAATTAAAAACTTCCCACACTTTAGTTTTCTGTTATCTCCTTGTTTATTCCAGTCAAGGTTTTTTATAACTGCTTCTACATAATCGCCTTCGGCAGGAAACCAACTATTTATCCATTTGTGTTGTTCATCGGATAGCGAAATAGCGAGCGTGTCAGTTTCACCGCTCGCTACATCTGTATAAACAAAGTCTTCTAAGTAATCAATAATCTTATCGGTTACATTTTTACCATTATAATTTAATTCTATCTGTGTCCTGCTTGGAGATTTCATCATTTCCTCCATTCTGGTATATCTTCGGATTCTTCTTCTGATAATTCCGGTATGTTTACTTCTGTTCCTGCACCAAATACGAAAGTATCAAGCAGATTAAAATTATTCTGCATAAGAAGTCCTATGTATTTGGATGTACCATATACATTATGAGATATTAAATCCCATGTATCGCCTTGTTTTGTTATGTAAATATCCATGGTTACCTCATTCCTGTTCTGAATTGATTCTTTTGCCACGCCTCCATCATTTGATTAAATTGTGCCTGTGATATAGTTATTGCTTTCTTTACTTTTTCTTCATCTGCTCCGCTTTCCACCGTAACATTGTATTCAATCTTTATTGATGGCGTATCCGTTACATTCGAAGAATTATTAACTATTTGATTGTAGGATTCAGGAATTGAAATGTTTCTTTGCGTGTATTCATCGTCAAGTTTAAACATTCCAAGAATCTGCCCCGCCATTTGCCATAGGCGAATTGCTTCGGGCGAGCCATCAAGAGGTATGGCCGCCTCTGGTCCATCTTCGGCAAACCAAGCAACATGTGGAGTGTTGAAAATACCTCCGTCCTTATGTCCTGGTAGCTTTGAATTTTTTCCAATGGTATTTTCATATTTTGAAACAGACGAAGTAGATGTAAGATCAAATATTGTAGGTTTGAAGGTAGCGTTAATCGGTATGTCTAAATACAAATCTTTTCCAAGCTCATTTTTTATTATTTCTTTGATTTCTTTAGTCTTTGATTCAATGTCGGGAAATTTAGAATCTAAAGAGGTAATAATTTGTTCTGGTACGTCAGCTCCCAATTCGCTTGCTTTTATTATTAATTGCTTATATTCCGAATCTTCTCCTATTTTTGCTCCAATAAGAGTGTAAATAGATTCTTTGTCTCCACCTAAAGCACCGATCATAATGATTTCATTTAGTTCATCCAACAACTCTAGTGGAACTTCTTTGTTTTCTTCGATATAGGAGTTTGCTATGGTTAAAAGCTCTTTTTTGGTCGGTAATGTCTCTTTATATTTGTCAAGCAGATTTCCTTTGACTTCTGGATCTAAGGCCCCTAACTTTTGAATATCCTCTGCCATTTGGCTTATATATGTATGTGCAGATCCATATTCACCGTTTTCCAATAACATACCTAAGATATATTCTATTTCTTTACCGTAAGCATTAAACAAGGTGTCGGTTGCAAATTTAGATACTGTAAGGTTTACTTCCCCAACGTCCTCTAAATATTTCTTTTTGTACATGGCGACTTCTTTGAGATATTCCTCGTTAGAAATTTCACCTTCATCAAGTCTAACCTTTGCATTAGCAATTACCATTGTTAGAGATTCATCATAATCCAAAATTGTTTCTTTTGACTGTTCTTGCATTTCTGCAAGTAGATTTCTATAACCTTCAGGGGTCAGCTCATTTCCTATAGCTTTTGCGGACATCACTTCGAGTGTAGCCTCAAACTTGCTTTGTGCCATCTTACTT